GACAAGTTTTTCTATTGCTTCTTTTTGGTGGTCTAACGGTGGTCGGTGTGAATATTTTGTGTAATCAATACTAACCTCCCTTTGAGTATTTTTTTGTAATGCAACTTTAGGTAACCATATGTCGTTTAGTTCTGCATTTTCAAATAATTTACCCCATATATGATAAGACTTTTCTTTTTCCACTAAAAGTTTTTCAATATAAATCTTTTCAGGTTTTTTTGTCAGTAGTTTATCGTCCATAAGTTTTTGTCCGAAGTAACTATCCAAATCAACCCACTTTCTCGCCACTTTTGGTGTGATGTCCTTAAACTTTAAAATATAGTCCGCCTGTGCACGAGTAAGTTTAAAATGATTAAACTTTTTCATCTTACCCTTTAACCTAAGGATATAGTTATTGTATCCCTCATATTCTTCAAGAATTCTGAGAGCACGCACTTCGGGCAAGTTATTTAATGGATTATTTTCCAATTTTGATATCAAATACAATTAAATATAACATATTTCTGAATATTTATCAATAATGACACAAAGAAAGGTTCCAATTACGAGATTAAATAAATTCTTCAGTGGTGAAGATTTTGAATTAGATATTGCTATGGGTCGTGAATGGCTTGAAGGTGATATGAATTTTATATTGGTTTTGTACAAAGTTGATCGCGAAAGAACTAAAACGGATGACGTATATGGAGAAACTTTAGAGGATGGTATACAGTTTTTACCTCCTGTAGAATTTAGAGCGTATGTTCAAATAGAACAACCAGAAAATCAAGACTACGGTAATAGTAAAGTAACACAAATGGAACCTGGAAACTTAAAAATAGGTGTTTACCAAAAAACTTTGGATGAGCTTAACATTGATATCGATTATGGTGACTATATAGGTTACTATGAAACTGAATCGAGAGTTAGGTATTATTCTGTTGTTAATGACGGTAGAGTTGTTAGTGACAATAAACACACTTATGGTGGATTTAAACCATTTTACAGAAGTATTGTGGCGTCACCAGTAAACGATAATGAATTTAAAGGGGTATGAATAGATATTTACTAAAGGAGATTAATAAGATGAAAACCCGTATGGGACTAATAACTGAAGATGAAAATAAGTTATTAGGTCTTAGGGTTATGGTTTACTATAATCTACATAAAAAAACATTTTCAGTTCAGTACAAAGGTAAAATTGTTTTATATGCGGACTATGTCAAGTTAGGTAATGTAGAATTCAGAGTAAGAGAAGGTGGGAAAGAAAAGGTAAGACAGGAAAAAAGAAAAAACGTTCATGCATTTGTAATAGGTGATTTAATGGACTATTGTCAGTACCCATGTGAAAATATGCCTCCAGAAACAAATGATAAAATAATAACATATAATCCTTACAAATATGATTCTTTTGTAGATAAAGAAACAGAAGAACCGGTTTATAAAGCCAAAGAGATAGACATGATTAATACCAAAAATAAAATATTTCATATAAATGAAATAGTTCAATAATGGCTATACCCAAAAAAATAAAGAAAAAAATAGACTTATCTCCACAAAAAATCTTAATGGAAAGGAGGGAAGAACTTCTTGAGTATATTCAGGAAGATGGAACTTTTTTGCCTAAAAGTGTTTTACACGCAGACTTAGATAGAGGTATGTTAGATTTTGTAAAAAATGATTTACAAATTTCTTTAGAGGGTGAAAAGGTTAATCCGATAGATATTATAATAACAACTCAGAATTGGTCTCAGTTTACTGAATCTTGGAATTTTCAAGACTTAGATAATAATATCCGACCCCCATTTATTGCAACCGTAAGACAACCAGATGTAAAATACGGTAGTAACCCTTCGTTACAGTATACTATACCAAATAGAAAACAATTTTATTACGCAAAAGTACCAACATGGGACGGACAAAGGAAAGGGATGGATATTTACAAGATACCTCAACCTGTTCCTGTTGATATTACATTTAATGTTAAATTCTTTTGTACAAAAATGAGACACTTAAATGAATTTAACAAAATTGTTATGCAGACATTTACATCAAGACAGACCTACACAAATGTTAAAGGACACTTTGTCCCAATAATATTAAATAACGTATCTGATGAATCTGTTTTAGATATAGAAAAAAGAAAATATTACATTCAAAATTATGAATTTTTAATGATGGGATTCTTAATAGATGAGAATGAATTTGAAATATCACCGGCAATTACAAGAGCGTTAACTCTTTTTGAGTTGGATGAAACTAAAAATAAAAAGGGTGTAAATGATGTCTCAGATAATCCCGATAAGTTTGATTTAAATATCATATTTAAAGAGGGTATAACCGAGTTAAGTGAAGTTTATCCGTATAAAATAGATATGTTCTTTGGTGACAAAAAAAATATAAAAGATTACTCTATTTATATAAATAACGATTTAATCGGTATGGAGTTAGGTAAGGTTCAGATTAATTCTAATGATAAAATCAAAATCGTTATAACTAAAAATGAAGAAAATAAAGAGTCTAGTCTTAGTACTAGATGTATATTATTATAACATAACCTTAATAAATATAGGTTTTTGTTTTTTTAATCAATATTTATAAAAAAATAAAAGTAAAAGAATATCTTATAAAATGGCAACATCAAACAAAGTATTTGTATCTCCAGGTGTGTATACATCAGAAAGAGATTTAAGTTTTGTGGCTCAAAGTGTGGGAGTGACAACCTTAGGTATTGTTGGTGAGACTCAAAAAGGTCCCGCTTTCGAACCTATCTTTATAACTAATTATGACGAATTTCAGTCATATTTCGGAGGTACTAATCCAACAAAGTACATCAATACTCAAATACCTAAATATGAATCATCATATATAGCTAAATCATACTTACAACAATCAAATCAATTATTCGTAACTAGAGTATTAGGTTTGTCAGGTTATGATGCCGGACCTTCTTGGTCTATCATCGCTAGAGGTAATGTTGATGGTAGTACCATACAACAAGCACCCGATTTATCACCTACAGGTGTTTATAACTTAACTATAACAGGTAATAAAAACGACTTTGATACTGTTCAAATTACAGATAACGTATATCTACAAAACTTCAAAGATTTCTTAGACGGAAAGTTTGATACTGAATACACTATGTATAATGGTGATATATCAACCTTTGAAAATGATATAAAAAATATCTTCTTCGAAGTTATCAATATTAATAACGTAACTAGTACACCATCTTCGGCACCTGGTGCTGATTCTAATGACAAAGAGTATATGGATAAATCATATGCTTGGGGTGTTCTACCTTTTATTACTTACAATAATTTAGATGCGGTAAATGGTTATTCAGCCACTTCGGTTGAGAACATGATGCAAGTTGATAACGTGTTATTTAATAATGCGGATTTATCGTCACCTACAAATGATTCGTGGTATTACTCTATGTTTGAGTATTATGAAACATTTAACGGTAATGAATTTAATGCATACTTAGGTGAATCATTTGGTATGAGATTTTCTTCATTATCAGAAGATAATAACGGTAATTTTACCGCAAATGTTAAAATTTATGGTGGTAACTTAATTGGTAATTCTAATAGTGATTTTGATAACTTGGTTGTTGCGACTTTAAGATCTAGAGGTATTGCTACTTATGGTGATGACGATGGCGCAACCTACATGGTTAATAACTTAGAAGACTTAACTATTGTTTGTGACGGACCTTATTCAGGAATTACAGACAATCCTTTCGATACTTTCCAATTGTCAGGTTTAACATCAAATAACGAAACATTTAAGTTTAGAGTTTCATTCGATGGAAGTAAGTCAAACTATATAACAAAAGTATTAGGTAAGAGTAACTTCTCAAAAGACAGAAACGATGTTCCTGTATTTGTTGAGGAAATTTTCCCGACATTAATAAATGAAGGTTACTTAAACGGTAAAATAAGAGGATTGTCTTGTGAGTTATTAGCTTTAAATGGTGCTAGAACTGATAATGACAATACGGGTATCGGATGGTACTTAGAAAAATTCCAAACACCAGAAACTCCTTTTGTTGTTTCTGAATTAAGAGGTGATAAGGTATATGATTTGTTTAAGTTTATAACAATTTCTGACGGTAATAACGCTAATACAGAAGTTAAGATTTCAATTGCAAATATATCATTTAGTAATCAAACATTTGATGTGGTTGTCAGAGATTTCTTTGATACCGATAATAATGTAGTGGTACTCGAAAAGTTCACAAACTGTAGTATGAATCCAAATGAAAACAGTTTTGTAGCTAAGAAAATAGGTACGTCTAATGGTGATTTTGAATTGAAGTCAAGATATATTATGTTAGAAATGGGTGAAGAAGCGCCGGTAGATGCATTACCTTGTGGATTCAGAGGATATAGAAATAGAAGATACGGTAATTTCTCTTCACCAAGATTATTGTATAAGTTAAAGTATGATAACCCTGGTGATGTTATTTATAACCCACCTTTCGGTACAGGTA